GGGGGGTGTCGAGTACACGAACCCTCTCCCCCCAGTTTGGCTGAAAATAGAAATAGAAAGATTCGAACTTTCAGCTTTCTTTCGATTCAACCTTTTTGTAGTTTCCAGTCAAGTCGAGCTCGATGATCTCGTCGATCGCTTGATTCGTTGCAAGAACTTCATCAGCTTCAGACAGTTCGTCACTAGTCCATGCCACCCTACCCAGGTAGGAGGTGGTGTGGTACCCATGTGCCTCGTCCCATTCATACCATTGATAGAACGAATCGAATGGATCGTAAGGGTTGTCCAGTGTAGTAAGCCTAGCAGCCTGCATGGTAGGGGCGCACCACCTCTGCTGTAATAGTGTGTACGGACAGGTGTGCACAGGGCCCCTACAGTGAACCCCTTGTGTAGGAGTCGCCATAGAGGCCCTGTGCAGAAGGCCTTCTCAGAGACACTGTGTATGGTGAAGGCCGGAGAGAGCTTCTCTGCAGAATCAGGAAACAACGGAACGCAAGCTCAGAGAAGCTTCGTATGCAGAGTCCTGTGGCTAGGCCACTGTAGCAGTACCCGAAAGATACTCTCGAACTCTAGCAGGACTGATGCCCAGGGCATCGGCGATCTCGGCCACGGTCGAACCGTTCTTTCTGTAAATAGAAATGCGATTCGCCTGGCTCCTTGTAAGGGGCTGGGTCTTCTTGGGCATAGCCAAAGATTTGAGGTGATCCAAATCTGCGCTTTCGAGAATTTGATCAATCATTGACTGTGACACAGCACCCTCCTGGATGGCCCGGTACTGGAGGGGGGTGGGGCGGATACGGGTGGCGTTTCTATCGTACCCCAGTCTTTGACGGGCGGTCTTCAATGCCATTGCCGTTACTTTGGCCCGGTCCTTATAAGACATGTCGGGATTTGAACGTACCTTGGCGTCGACCACGCCGTTGGCAATAACCTGGGCCTGTCTCTCCAGAGGCTTCGCTTTACGGGCCACATTGATCTGAGCCTTGAGTTCAGCCACCTCTCGAGAATAACGCCGAGCAGCCTGGGGATTCTTCTTGACCCGGGGCTGTGCCACGGCTTCCTTTCTCGCTTTGTTGGCCAGGGCCTTGAGCGAGTTGGCGTGCTCAGCATACAGGTTCTCCATCCGGGTACCGGAAGATAGAGAGTAGGCGTTATCGGTCAGAGCCATACGGGGGGCTTTCTCGGTACGCAGCACCTTCTTACCCCGGGAATCAATATAGCTCTCTCCGGTTTCGACCCACACCTTCTTGCCAGTCTTCGGATCAATACCCCCACCCTCTCGAGCAGAGCGGGTCTTGCGCTTGGGTATACGCTTCTCGCCGCTGGCCCTAGAGATAAGGGTGGATGCTCCACCGGACTGGTACTTCTTCTTGAGGGCGGCGATACCGTTGTCACGCTCGGACTGCTTATAGTTGAGTTGGTGCTTCTCCGCGTCGATAACGACCATGGAGTGGCGAACAGCCCGGGCCAGCTCCTGCTCACTGGCGCCCTTGATGGTCATGTCGGTAATAAGATTACTGATCTTCCCCATCTGTGTCTGGGTGTCAGACATGACTTTCATGCCGTCGTACTTCGGATAGGCCCGTTTCGGATCAAAGCCCTCCAACCCCTTCAACGGCTTAGTGGCTTTGATCCGGGTCTTGCCACGATGCGGGATGACCACCACACTATCTCCGTCGAAGTCGGCACCGCTGAGTCTCTCTGCAACACTCGGATGAATGCCGACGGCGTCGGTCACCTGCCCGAGGGTGCGGCGAGCCTTCTTGTTACGGTTGTTGACGACGAGCTGGGGGATCTCAAAAGTACCGCCATGCGGATAACGAACGAGCGATACAACCTCGCCGTCTCGATAGTTCGGCGCGTAGATCTCGTTCTTCTTCATGTGGGGGAGAGGAAGAATAACCTGCGAACTCTGACCGGGGAGGGCCTTGGCCTTGAGGTGGACAGATGCCGAATCGCAATCATCGGCCAACGAAATGAGCAGCTTCTTTCGAAGGCTCGGGTTCGTCAGCTTCATGATGTCGTCATACTGCTTCTGCTTCGACTCCCGTACTTTGGCGAGCTGCTTCTTGGCGAGAACTGGGGACTGCTTCGAAAGGAACTGGGAAGCGAGAGACTGGCTCCACTTGTCCCAGGTTCCCTCGTCGTTGACGATGTTGATCGCCGACAACTTCCGCTTGCCGTCCTTGCCCTTGAAATACAACTGCTTACGAATCGTGGCGCCGAACGGATTGTCGGGATCCTTCTTCATCGGCTTCAGGACGGTGTTGTCCTTTGGGCCGAGCTTCGGGGTGCCCTTCTTCTTGTTCGTGTTGAAGACAACGTCAACACCTTTAGGCAGGTCATCGCTGTACATGGCCATACCCTTGAGGTAGTGTGTGCCGTCCACCGCGATTCGAACCTGGGCGTAGGTGCTGTTGCCGAGTGAGAGATCTTTCACCCCACGGCGAATCTGAATAACGCCGTCCATGTCCGTTCCTCCGTCCTCGTCGTAGCGGACCTTGACCCGCTTGGACGAAATGGACGAAGGCTTCTTGATCCCGGTGGTGAACGCTCCATCCAGGTCCGCGGCGATTCCGGGAGTCCGGATCTTGTCGCGGTTTGCCATCACATCGGAGCGCTTCGTTCCAGGAGGTGAGAGAACCTTGAGTGTGGTGAACTTATCGCTCCCGGCCTGCTTGATGTAAACCTCGTTGGCGACGTATCCGCGCTGCTTGAGGACCTCCACCGCCGTGCGAAGCGTGGCATCTGAGCAGCCCATGTTGAGTTCAACACCGGCGCCGTACTCGATGTACTTGTGCTTCTTGGCCTGCTCAGCCAGAATGTCCGCGGTCTTGTTGACGTTGGACTTGGTCTCTCTGGCGTCCTTGGACAGAAGGTTTCGAACGGAGGATTCATTGATCCCCATCTTCTCGGCGATGACGGTGTTTGGAAGTCCGGCCTGCTTCATGCGGACGGCTCTGGAAATGTCCCCCGCTCTCTTCTCCTCGCCGAGGTGCATGCCAATGGCTCGGAACTCGGTTGTGGACATTCCCCATGCTCGAGCAATATCGGTGTCGCTCAATCCCTGGTCGCGGAGGCGCTGTCTCTCGGCGAAGAATCCTTTAGCGCTCTGGTAAGGGTCCTTACCGGAACCCCAGGGGTACCGTCCCGAATGGCGGGGGGTACCGTAGTGAACGAGAATATCGTCCGGAAGCATTGAACCTCCTGCTCTAGCCCTCAGGCATCTTCGAGCTTAATGTCTTCGATAAGCTTGTTGAAATGAACGATCTTGTCGATGATGTGCCCGAGCTCATCAACATCGGGCTCTTCGACCATCACCTCGTCGTTCTGGTAGATCCGCAGCTCTGCCGAAATATCGCCAGGGCGGACGTCGTACTCCAGGCAGAAGATGGCCGCATAGATCTTGAGCTGTGTCATGCTGACCGGAGTCGTACCCGTCTTCAGATCATGGATCCTGAGGAATCGAGAACCCTCGTAGAAGCGGATGGCGTCAGCAGTCCCGTAGACGTTCGGGGAATAGTAAAGAATTTGCTCGGGGGTCATGCGATACCCGATGGCGTCGTTAACGTAGGCATTGAACGTCACCTTGTTGCGGGGCATTCGCATGCCGAGGCGAATGTGCTCGGCGGCCATTGCGTGAAGGCGAGTTCCGATAGCTGCGGCCTGAGCCGTGCGATAGGACTCGATCAACTTGGCATCGTCATAGTTCACCCAGTGGTACTTGCTGGCGCTCAGAAATGCGTGAGCTCCCTCAAGTCTCGAGTGATCGTTGAACTTCATCTAGTATGTGCTCCTTGTTGGACGGGTCGATGAACGCGGCGTAAGCCATATCGTCCATCTTGGAAACGTACCAGTCCTGGTTCGGACGGTGCTTGGCCTTGGGGGAGGCCTTCACCTCGAGGGCAGCCCATCGGTCTCGATGGAGGATGAGGAGATCAGGAACGCCTTGCTTGTAGTTCGGGTCGTTCTTAAAAACCATACTGCCCGGAAGCCGGTTCTTGATCTCCTTGATGAGCTTGGCCTGGAAGTCTCGTTCGAGCATGGTTACTCCGGAAAATCGATAGGAGATGATCCTCCTTCATTATAATGCATGTTGAGCAGGCGATATGGTGGGTATGGAAAGACTTGGGTGTGGGGGTCTTGACGGCGGGCGATCCGAAATGTTACGGATGTTACGGATGTTAAAACTGTGGCGTGACCTGTAACTGGTGTGACTATTTGTGACTGGTGTGAAAATTGTAAACGATAGTAGCCATTTTTGGGGTTTCCCCTATACTGCTATATTTTCTTCTCTTTTCTCTCTCTTTTTTTATTATTTTTCTAATAAGTAGTATAGGGTAAAGATTTGGCTTCTAAGGGGTAGAAAACCGCAGGATTCCAACGAAAAGTCCAAAAGCCAAATCTGAAACGCAAGCCGTAGATCTGGCTATCGAGCCAAAAAATGACAACGCCCCCTCTCGACCACCCCCGCTCTACCGCGTCCAACAGGCCGATCCCCCCTCGAATAGCCATTTTTTTATTGGCTGCGAGGGGGAAAGCCGTTTTTGATTTTGGCCGCTGATGCATCTCAGATCCGGCTCAGAGCCCAAGATTTCTCGTTGAAGACCTCCTTTCGACCCTGCGCACGCCGTATCGCGAGGTCTATGTCGCTCTGTGTGTAGAGAAACCAGTACCTCAAGTTCGTGTATGGAGTGTTCATCCGGTCTATGCGCCCCATGCACTGCTGTGTTTGACGCCAGGAATACGAAAGACTGAAGAAGATCATACAGTCCGTCGTCACGCAATTCCAGCCCTCGGCACCCGATGCGTAGTTCACCAAGTACGCCCAGGACTCCCCATCCGGCAAGGCTTCGTGCTTGTGGCCGTTGTACTCCCTCACAGATACCCCTGAGAGGCCGTGTAAGCCCCGTAGAAGCTCTAACTCGTAGTCGAAGGAGTAGAATACGATCGCCCGCTTAAAACGCCTCAGAATGGCTCTCACACGTTCCATACGAGCCTCGTTGTCGTTCACCATACGCCTGGCCGCATAGCACAAGGCTCCCGCATCCTCGATGGGCTCCATCTTCCAAGGATCAAAACGGTCCTTCATCAAGGTCTTGAACGCCATTTTGTCATAAGGTACATCCACCCACTCGACAATCCGGCGCGTGTGGCGCTTGTCGGGCATCTCCACCGTCACAAGGCGCTTGAAACCCTGGAGTTTGCTCTGGTTGTGCCATCGTTTCACCTTGGGATACTTAGCGAAGCGATCCCACTCGACGTGTTGCTCCACGAAATCCGTCTTGTTGCGGTAGAATCCGTGTGCAAGAAACACATTGAGGTAGTCCATCCAGTCATCGCCGGGCGTAGCGCTCAGGAGGATCCAGCGGTTCTGGCGGGCTATCTTGATGAAAGCTCTACCCCAAGCCCCCTGACCACCTCCACGAGCCTCGTCGAAGATGAAGAACGCCTTCCTAACGCCCTTGTACTTGGCGATGTTATTCCAAGAGTCTACGACAACCGAGTACCCCCTCTCCTCAAGACCCATACGAACGACCTCGTCATGCCATTCGCGGTCGTTCCTCTTCTTGGCCGTGCAAATTATATAAACCATGGCGGGTGCCCCGGAGGGCGAAGTGAACCGGGGGGTCTTATACGACTCGACGATATACGCCAGAGCCGTAAGAGACTTCCCGGAACCCACTCCGCCCTTCAGGATGCACCCGTCTGTCATCTTCTGCAAGGCCTCTTGCTGGTGACTCCAGAGCATCACGCCCATGAGTCCAGTTCAAGAGCCATCTGCGTCCAAGCCTCCTTCCGATTGGCCCAGGACTGCCGCACGCCGTCTGAACGGGAGCGTACGGCGAGGTTCTCCAGGCGATTATCCCGCTTGTCGCCGTTGATGTGATATACGTGCTCATCAGGGCTTAGAGGGCCTCTGAACGCCTCCCAGACCACGCGATGCAAGTAGTATGTCTTGCTGCCGCTCAAGGTGGGGAGATTGACCACGAGATAACCGTTGTCCTTCTCGAAGGTCCTGTAGTAGTATCGCTCATTCCGAGTGCGACAGACACCGTCGACTGATACCTCGACGCGGTTTCCATCGCCCACGGGAGCCCATACGAGACCGCTCAAAGCGCCGTCACAATCACTGATGGATCGTGGTAGCGCTCGAAGATGTACTCGCCCTTCCGGAACAGCTGCACCCCGATCAACGAGACGTCTTTCGAATTCCAGATCGTCAGGGCATATCGGTCGAGATCGGAACACCATCCCCAGCTCCAGGTGACGTGGTCCCAGCACAGACGCCCGGTCGGGCGGCTTACAACGACTGTTTCGTCGATCCCGCCCCTCAGATACTCGTCAACCGAAAATGTATTCATCCCACTCACTGACTGCTCCGATCGCCTTAGCCGCTTCGTACTTGCGCTTCTCAGGTGTCTTCTCGAAATTCGCCGCCGAGTAACCCAGTGCTTTGGCAAGGCCTATACCTCGCGTGTGGATCATTGCGTCTTCGAGATTCATGATCCGGATGTTTTCGAGAGAGAGAGGGGCATAGGGATCATCCAGGACAACCCGCTCCTTCTTATCCAGTGGACGGATCCAGGCGTCCGCCATGAGTCTGGCAACGCCGACGTGGACCCGCTTACCCTCCCTGCACAGAGTGACATAAGGCGTCCTTCGATTCTGCCCGGTAGTTCCCCACTTGTATTTGAACCCGTCAGAGATCTTACGCACCTCCCCGTCAAGACTCACGCAATGGTCGAACCACTCGTAGCATTGCCGGTAGTTCTCCGTCATGGTCCAGGGCTCGAGCTTGGCTCGCTTGACCTCGTGAGGCGACGTGACGAAGAGATTCGACAGACGGCAGTCCTCAACGTCTCCGTTCAAGGATTTGACGAACTTGCCGCGCGGAAGCTTCTCGTCGTGAAATGTCTCCCATACGATTCGCCGCAGGGGGACAGTGCGCCAGGCTTTCCTCCCAGCGGGAGTCTTAGCGCCGATGGGATGCAGAGTCGCACAGGGCTCAGCGGTTGTGGCGCGATTGCGAATCCGCATCGGGTGGTTACGAGGCTTCTTGTCCGAGGTCCGTCGGATGTTGCCGAGATCGCTCACCTCGGTGTTCTCGTAGTACGTGGACTCGACCCACCTCTCAGACATCCGAAAGCTCCGCATGGTAATGGTATACGGTGCGGTCGAGCTCATAGCGCTTGTTCACAAGGCGAGGGTGATGCAGGCGGTGCTTGCGGAGCATGATGTCCAGTAGCTTCTGAACGCTGTGCTCGCGCTCTTTCCAGTGCCTAGTCTCGGTATGCAAGTTACCGTTGTGGTCAGTGTGAGTCAAGTAAAAAACGATGGTCCTCATCGGCGCGCTTCTTTCGTTCGGTCGTGCTTCCAGACGGCTTTGATCTCGTCCTCGGTCTCTGTGATGATCCATCTCTTATCACTGTAATGGACCACGTCGTCGATGATGTCCCCTTCGAGGAACATGTTCGGGTACGTCACCGGGATGCACCACTCGCCGTTCAAGACCGTAACAGGTCCAGTGATCTCGTCCACGACGTCGGGAGCACCCTTGATGCAGGTACGGAGAATCACGAGACCTTCCAATCGAGATTGTGGAGAAGTGCCTGGAGCTCCTCCTGAGCAGTGATCAGCGCCGGGGTAACAGGCAGAGACTTCAACTCCTCGAGATATGCGTGGGCGGTGCGGTAGTCATTGCGCAGGAACCCCTGGTCCTCGTTCCAGGGGTCGACGTACAACCTCCAGAAACGGGCGGTGATGCGGGTCCACTCGACGATAACGCGAATGCGGTCCATCTCAGATCGTCTCCCTCAGGGTCTTCTTCAAAGCGGCGCGAATGGAGCTCCAGACATCCCTGGTCTGGAACACGAGTGCAAGGAGGTCTGAGACGTCAGTGTCCTCAACAAGGAGCGGAAGGTTCTGAGCGTCCTCCTCAAGGCTATCCAAAGCTCTCATGTGGTTCTTGCACTCCATGGAGTCTCGGGCCATCTTCGAGATCACATCGTTAGTGAAATGAGCGGTTTCAAGGGTTGCCGACCAATATGCGCTCATGCGCTGGGCCTGCGTAACAGAGTACTGGACCCTCTCAAGAATCTCGTCGTAAGACATGGCGTGTGTTCCAATCTTTGTAGTAATACAAAAGTGTGTTGTTGCGCAAACCCGGGGGCCCAATGTTTCCAGAGGACCCCCGGGCTAGAATGCCGTCTCAGACGATGGATGAGAACAGCGAGTAGAACGCGTCGTCGCTAAGGGTCACGACGTCACGAGATCCGATGTGTACGGTCCACATGCCGTTTCGCTTCTCGGCTTTCACGACCGCCCCCGCTCGAGTCCGGTAGTATCCGGCGAGGTTCTTTGTTGAGGGATATCGCATTATCGATCCTTCACTCTCTCGATCTCCCGATCAAGATACCACCGAGCCTTCTCCAGATCCTCTATGTGCTTGCCAGGATCCTTGCGTCCCGCACGGCAAACGTACTTCACGACGTTGCCCGCGCAGAATGAGAGGTGTTCGGTGAGGTCGATCACCTCGGCGCCGTTGCTCCAGCCATTGGCGTAGTGTGACGGATGCGAGACATTATCCGAGGACGGTGTTCGTTCCTGCCAAGGGATAGTGGACTTGAACCGGTCGACCCTCTCCTTGATGACGATACTGTCGTCCTTGAGCTCGTACTCATACTCCGACTTGTCGCAGATCGCATAGGGCTCCCCCACAGGATATGCTATCATCCGAGAGCCAGGAGTGAACACGACACGACCGATTTCCTCGGCGGTGTAGACCCAGTACTCGTCATCCCCGTTGAGGAGCCACCATCCCGTCGGATCATAGGTCATTCGCTCAGCCTCCCCTCCATTCGGCAGAACAACCCGGCTGGCCGTGACTGCTGTCCAGAAAGCCTTACCGTCCCCGACGTCCTTCTTGCATATCATCAGCGCCACTCCTCCGGCGGCTCCTCTTCCTCGGGAGCAGGCGGGTTGTAAATCGCATCAAGCTCGTCCGTGGCGATCGTGATATACGCCTTGTCGAGGTATGCGGTGCAGAACTCGATGCCTGCTCGAGTCCGACCGTGGTAAGGCCGAATACTCAAGTCGGCTTGCTCAATGTCCGCGAAGTCCAGCTGACCGACAGTGCCCTCGGTCAAGGGGGTCCTAGCGCCGCCGGCGATCAGAGTGACCTTAGGCGGACGATACCCGTAACGGACCTTGACCTGGACGAAGGGCGTGGGCTCCTCTTCCTCGTCACGAGGTTTGAGAGTCTTGACGTTGAAGCCCTCCTCCCGGAACGCCCGCTCCTTGTCCGGTGGCAGAATAACGCAGAACGTCCTGTCCGTGTTTCCGAACTTGTTCGGAGCACCCGAGAAGTTTCGGAACAGAAGGCGTGCGTTACGAAGAATGTAGTTTGCCATGGTGTGTTCTCCTATCAGTAGTTCTTGAGCCAATCGGTGATGCGCGAGATCTCCCTACGCATCACGGTGAGCATAGTATCCTCGTAGTCGTCGTGGACCTCGGGAATCTCCTCGTCGAGGGTGCTCAGGATATCGAGGTGCGCGCCCTTCGTCCCGTATAGCAGACCGAGGATGTGATCCTGCAGAATCGCCGCCTCCTCAGCGTCCAGACGTCGTGTGAAAGTCTCCATGTGTTCCTCTTTATCGAATGATAATCCATACCCGTTGTTCACGGATACGGATTCGGAGTCACTTCTCCTGATCGGTCTCGTTGTCCTTCGCGTCATACGCGGCCTGGCAGATGCCTGTGACGGCACCCGCGACAACCGCAGCAACAGCGATCTTGACGAGCTTCTTGTTCATGGTCTTTCCTTTCGATAGTGGGGTCTCCATTATAAGCCTTGTTCGGCTCGCGATGAAGACCCCACTGCTGAATGTCAGAAGGCCCGGAAGAGGTCTTCGTCACCGTACTTTCGGATCTGATCCAGGGCATCCTCGGCCAGTTTGTCATAATATCGCTGGTCAATTCGTGCCTCGGTCAGAATAGCGTCCCCTGACTCCATCCAGAGGTACCCCTTGGTTCCTGCGACTGCTCCGTAGGATATGACGTCCTGTCCGTCTGCGTCCTTTCGGCGCGTTTCGCGTAGAAGTCTTCCGCCTCCTTCGATGACCGGAACGAACGTTCCCACACGACCAATGAATTTGAGATCCTCAGGTACGATGTCGTCACTATCGGGTGCGAGATACATCCGGCTTGTGACGGACTTTGCCTGGATATAGTCGTTGAACTCAATGGGCTCTCCGGTGAACAGCTTCTTGTAGACATAGGGCTCCTGGAATTGCTTGCCTGTCGCATGCCATCCCGATTCGTCATGCGCGATGTACACCGCATCGTTCACAAGGCACATACGATCGTATGTCGCCTCGTGCTCGAAGTCGTATCCGTACTTCTTGCCGAAGTCCATGACGAACTGGATGTCTTCGGGAGTTGCGTTAGGAATTTTGATCGAGTCGGTCTTGATGTGCGCGACCGTCAATCCTCGCTCCTGCACAGCATCCTTCAGATCGACCATGAATAGGGCCCCGCGTTTCGCGACGATGTTGTCGACGTTACGGGGGTCCCGAAAGGGATTGTCGAACTTGGCAGCCGTGAGTCCGTAGACGCTGTTGATGGCGATCTTGAGGGCATAGGCAAGGGCTGAGAGCTCTTCCTTCGATCCCAGGTACGGACCAAGAGCACCCCCAAGAAGACTAGCAGCGGATGCCGTATCACCATGTTTGACGGCGATCCTAGCCTTCTTGATCTCCGAAAAGCGCGACGTGTACTCGCCGAACAGATTGAGTTGCTCAATGGACGTAGGATGCAGTGATGCAACATCCAGAAGAGCAACATCACGATGAATACCAGGCTCAGCATAGACGTAACCTCCTTCGCCGACTTCCACTCCCTTGTACGTGGACTTACCGTATTCGTACTTGTATCCGGGGAACATCTCGCTCAAGTCCGTGTAGACCAGCTGCGGATGCTTCTCCTTGCCGAAAATAATTCGGGTTGTCAGGGCGTTGGTCGAGTGATTCGGCGTAAGCCCGGCCACCTTGGCGAGAACCTGACGGGCGACCCAATCTTCGTGAAGGTGCTCGAACACCTTTTCCGTGGATATGACGTCGTTATCACAGTACTCGCTTACACGCGTCCAGTGCTCCTCGGGCACAGGTTCGTCCCAGTCGAAACCGAGCTCATCGTGCTTGAGACCGAGCTCGATCTCCCACTTCTTCAAGGACTGCTTCTTCGCTGCGAAGTCGTACACATCCGTGTAGGAGAGATTATACGCCTCGACGAAGCCGGCCTTGACGTGGGACTCGATGATCCTCTTCGAGAGCTTGTAGAGCTCGTAATTCGAATACCCGATGATTCGTGCGTAGAGGATGTGGTTGTCGTACCTGCGGTTATTGAAGCCGACAAGACGATTCCTGCATAGCGCCTCGACTTCCTCCGGGTCCGGATTGATCATTCGGACCACCTTATCGTTTCCCTGGACCTTCCAGTTCAGGAGGAAGAGATTAGGAAACACCTCGCAGTCGAAGAAAATCAGGTCTCCGTCCGCCACAGGCGGGTTCTCAGATTCCTCATCGCCCTCGGACTGGAAGTGCATCTTCGACACCTGCTCAAGGCAATACGCCCCGTGGTGGGTGCTGGACGCTGCGAACGCCATAACCTGGTTGCGCATGTCCGAGATATCGTACGACAAGTCTGACGAATATGCGTCGTCCAGGATCTTGCGAATGAAATCCACGCTCGGCTTGGTACCCGGATGTATCTCTTTGCGAAGGTTGCGCAGAACGAGTTGGCGCAGGGCCTTCTCGCTCTTCATGCGGTTGTCCGAGATCACAGGCTCCTCCTTGAGAGGGAGGTCCCCTTCGGAAAGTCGCGCAAGAGTCGGTCGTCCTCCGCATTTGGTGAGACGCCTACGGAGTGCTGACTTTCCTCGATAGACTTTGCACTCGATTCCGTCTTCAACGAAATTGCGGAGTCTGTCGGTGTCTCCATCGTAAACGTAATGGAGGTGGATACCTCCTCCGCTTCGTGAGAGCTCAGCGTATGTAGGAGGCCACTGAGCTGCGGCTGCAATATTGCGCTCAATAGATTTGGATCCCCCTTCAGAGAGATCGAAATCGATGACGACTTCGTTGACTGGCGGTCGGACAAAGTGTTCGCTCCTTGTGTCGAGTTCTTTCAGCGTTTTTGTGACGTCATCCCAGGGCTTCCCGGGATGTCCGTCCGGGGTTGCGTATTGCGCGGGCCGGTCTGCGTATCGAGAATCCAGATATGATTCCTCGGCATCCAGCGTCAACCACGTTTCAGGTTTCTCCTGAACGATTCCGTCCTTGTTTCGAAGGGAATCATGGTCGAACCCGTAGTATACCGATCTACGATTCAGTCCATTTCGCTGATCTCGATCTTTGAACTCCTCGTAGAAGTCCTTTAAAGATTCTCTAAACACGTACATCGGCATCGTATACTCAATGTTCGCCATATCGCAGTACTGCTTGTACAGCGAATATGCCTTTTTGAGAGCTATGCCGTCGGGATCATCCAGTTCGTCCTCCATTTCGAGAACGAAGTTGAACAATGGTTCCGTCCGGCTCCGCATCGAGATCGGTTCGTAGGCGTCGTATGCCCACGGACCGAGGGAGCGATACACCTCGAGACAGTGGCCTGCAATATGGGGAATCGTTTCCGAGATCTCCTGCATGCACCACTCATATCTTGCTCGAGGAAGACGGTAGCCGGAAGGGCGGACGTCGATCAATCTTCGGATGATACCGGACTTCGCGTCTGTGATCTTCACCGGCGAGTTGGTGCCGACGAAGAGCATCGTGTCGAAAGCGATCTCATACAGCCCCTTACCCTTTTCGTCCATGATCTGTCTCTCGTGAGAAACGATCTGATTGAGACGAGTATTGTCCTCGATTCTGCTCAAGTCGCCGTCGTCATCGATCGCTAGCAACGGATTCGACTTGAGAGGTTCGAGAGCAAACCGGTTCTGTGACTGTCCAAGGGCTTTTGCCTGAAATGTTCCCACGTAGTCCTCAAACAGCATGTTGAGAATACGGAAGAACGTGGATTTACCGACCCCTCCTCGTCCGTAGAGCACGAAGAACTTCTGAATGTTCTTGCTGTCTCCAGCAAGGATAGAACCTACCGCCCACTCGAGCTTCTGCCTCTCTGGCTGCTCGAAAAGGGTGTCCATGAGCTCGTTGTAGGCGCTGCAGTCGCCCTTCTTGATATCGTAGGACAACCTCTTTGTGGCGTAGTCCTCCTTGCGATGCGCGTCGGATCGGAACAGGAGTTTGCGGTCCATAGCGCGGGGGTTGTCCGGCATGTTGCGCAACCAGGACTTGAACAGCTTGTACTGTCCGCTGTCCTGGTCCTCAAGCTTCATCACCTTCGGATCCCCGTGCTCCGACGAATACGACTCGAGCGTCTTGTCGACCAGATGCACGAGATCGAATTCCTCGGTGGACCACAAACCCCTTTCGGGCAAATATACCGCGTAGAAAGCGCCTCCGCGAATGATCAGGTCGTCGGGGCACGAGTTGCGATACGACGGACGGACTTTGCGAACCTTGGTCTTATGGTCCTCGTACTCCGTCACTTTGAAAAAGCTCATGCGCTCTCCTTACAAGGGAGACACCTCGTTCGCGTAGTACTGCATCTGGTACCACAGCTCAGTGTCTCGCATATCCTGAGGCGCCACCCCCTCTCTGAGAAGGAACAGGCCGCCTAGACCGTCTCGGTCATATTTGACGTCTATGACGTCGTCAGCACGATCGAGAATCTCGGCTTCGTAGCCCTCAGGGTCCGACCAGAACTCGTTGTCGTCGATCCCGTCAAGTACCAGATTTGAGACCATCTCCCAGAACCAGAATGCAGTGTCATCGTCTCCCGTGATCTGTCCGAGGCGATTGGCGATGGCGATCATTACCTCGAGCAGGGACACATTCATGAACGGACGCACGATCGTGTGATCCAGGTCCTCCTCGGCGATCAGATCAGCACGAAGCTCCTGGGCGTCCTGAATGCGATTGCCGTCTATACCGCGGGTGTCCTTGAACTCCACTCCGTCCAGGACACCCAGAAGCATCCTGTAGGACATGTCCGTGATTCTTTCGCGGTCCGAGGCCACAGCGTCGTAGAGGGCGTCGAAATACCACCCATCCGCCAGTTCCTTCTCGATATCCTCTAGAGTTCTCATTCGTCAATATTCCTAAGAACATCCTGCTCGTATGAATCCTCGACGATCTCGAGCTTCATCTGCAGGTCCTTGTGGGTGTTGTAGACGTAGAAGGTTGTGAGATACCCCAAAGTGCTCTGGGCGCCCATCTCCCCGATCCAGCCGTTAACGTCCTCGATCACGACGTTGTCCGAATCGCAGAGGACGTCGTCAACGGTGTAGTACCGGACCTCCATGCGCTTACTCTCAGGAACGGCTTCGTAAGCCTCCTGGCTCGAGTGCTCCATGTCGACCGGCTCATCGATAATGTCGGGGTTCTTAGCATAGTCCTCCTCGACGAGCTTACGAATGCGCTTCGCCTCGTTCATCTGCTGAACCTGGTAGGACATACGGCCGTTCTCGTACTCGAGCCGCTTGCTCTTCTCCTCGAGCTTCTCGACGGTCTTGGCGGACTCGGTCGCGTGCTGCGCATAAACCTCAACGTCCTTGTGCGCCGCCTCGAGGGAGGTCTGAAGCTCCTCTTTCTCCTGGGCGGCACTGCGCCGCGCCAGAGAATACCCCAGGCCGAAGCCCGCGACAGCCCCCAGCGAGGCAGCAGCAACAATAGCAACTTTAGTGTTCATCGAACGGAAACCTCGTCAATCTTATCCCAGATCACGCCATCAACGTTGAAGTCCAGGAGAAAGTCAGTAACTTCACGACCCCTGGCGGCGTCGTAGTGGCGGACATTGCAGGACTCGAAGTCCCCGAAGGAGATGTAGCCGTCTCCCTCGCCGCCCTTGTAGACCCATCCGACGACCGCTCCAGCAGACGTCTTGGGCAGACCCAGAGTAGTGTACGCGTCATTGAGGAGCACGTACCCGTCGCACATGAGCTTGTTGTTCAGGTACTTCTCCTGAGCGTTCAGCATCATGATGTCGAAGTCTTCGTTCGGCTCCCACAGCGAGGCATTCTCGTCGAACACCACCGCGTACTGAGACAGGCCGTACTGGTCAAGGATGCCCTCGCCGTCAAAGGTCTCGTTTCCGTCCTCGTCGACCTTCACAGCCTCGGCAAGGATCATCTCACGACTCTTGCTCAAGGCCTCCTGGACAGCCTCAGCGCCGAAAGCCTTCTCGATGGCACTCTTGTACTTGCGCAGAGACTCGTCCGCAGCAGCAACAGCCATGGTCAGACCGGCAATGCGCTTGGCCGAGAGTCGGTGCGCTGCAACGACGCTCACAGTGCCGATGGCACCCGCGATCAGCGCAGGACGGTAGTGGTTGGTGACCTTGAGGACGAAGCGCCCATAAGTCTTGGCGCGCTTGGTGGCGAGCTCCTGCTTCGCCTCCTCGTCAGCCGGCTCAGGGATCTCCTTGAGCTCACTGATCTCGAGAAGGTCGTCGTACACCTCGCCCGTGAGAGTAAAGGACTCCTTGACGGCCAGGGCGGTGCTGGCGGTGAATGCCGCAATCCCCATAGCCGTGAGAATGGCGGGAGCGTGCTTGGATACAACCAGAGATGCTTTACCGAAGCCCCTGGTCAGGATCGATGAACTCATTTGATGAAGTTCCTTTCGCGATAAGAGTGGTATAAGTATACGATTCGGGAATCGGGGAGGGCGTTAACAGTCTTGACCCAGTCCGTTCGATCGGGGTTGATTCCGATCAGCGCCTCTCGCATTCGTGATAGACGCATAATACCGTACCCTCGGTGACATATAATGTAGGAACGCCAGCGTTTGAAATGCCAGCGCTCGCTCCGCCCCAGCGATCTTGAGGACCGCCAGGGCGGAGACGGTTGCTGTGAGGACATCGTCCACCACCGAGTCAGTCGGGGAAGTCATCGTAACATGCCCAGACAATTCCGACGAGAATAACGAAGATGATAATCGCGACACTCATCTGATCGTCCATTCCATGAGGGCGACGAACAGAACGAGTGAGACGATGCAGAATGCGCTGAACCCCATCACTTGCCTCCCGCGCCAAGGAGCGCCACAGCCGACAGAACCCCCATGAGGACCAGGAACAGAATCCAGCCGTTCATCAAAGCCCCGACGATGATCGCTCCATATGCGCAAGCGATCAAAAACCAGAACAGAACGAATAGCCAATCGACATTTTTCACTTTTTGAGATCCTCTACTAGTGCCGACAGGAGAGACGCAATTACAGCGACCGTGATGATGAGCTTGGCAATGATTCCTGGGCAGATCCACATCACCCATAGCGCCGAGAGAACGACTACGGCGACAATGATCCACGAGATGGTTTTGGGGGCTTCTTTTCTCACAACGACTCCGGACGAGGCAGGTTGATGACGTATCCCTCGGCGACTCGCATGATGCTGGCTCCTCGAAGATCGCGCCACCCCCAACGGTCGTCCGTGTACTCCTTGCTGACACCTACGTAATCGTAGAAGTCGGATACAGCTGCGAAGTCGTACTCCTCGATCGTCCGATCAAGATTATTCAGGACCTCCTCCGCCTCAGTGCGGGACTGGATGACGATCCTCGAGAAATCGTACTGTCCTACGGGCTTGACGAAACCCCGGTTCCTGGACGAGGTGTCACCACGATCACGATAGACTCGAGAATATGACGTGTGATCCGTCCTGGCGGTGCTCAGAGGCGTCCTGTTCTCCCCGAAGAGGAGACGGTTAACGCCCGTGGTCACCATGTCCGAGATCGTGTTCTTGACAGCAGGAACAACCACGTCCCAGACGAGGAAGTCACCGACGCTCTTCACGTCGTCTCCGAGAAATGCGTCCCTCGCCTTCTGCTGGATTGTACGATCCTTGACGATGGCCGGTTTGGACGTAACTCGCTCGACGGGCTTACGATTGCTGTTCGCGGGGAGGGTTCCGCGAATCGGAACGCTGCTGGACATGTATGTGTTCCTTTCGATTTATAGTCAGTTAGCGGTGAAGAGCTCGGGGTGCTCCGCCTTGGCCTGGTCGATCAGCGTCTTCGGGAAGATGCCGTTGAAGAACGCGATCGCCTTCTCCTCCTTCTGGACAAGACCGAGAAGGCACTCGTCATAGAAGATGGAGGACTGGAACTCGCGGAGGATCTCCTCCGACTTCTCGAAGTGAAGACCGTCTGCGGACTTGCGCCCGTAGCTGGAATCCATCAGAAGCTTGAAGAAATCGTACAGCGTCCACGTGTCCTCGTCGGTGACGTCCTCGCGCTTCTTGTTCGCAAGCGTGGAGATCGTCTCCTCGATTCCTCGAGGCAGCTTTCGCTGGAGGGCGAGAACGTCCGTCTTGTTGAGGTGGAACCAGAGCGTCTGGGTGTGCGAGTTTCCGTCGAAGTCCTCGGCCGTCACGGTCTGCTTGATCATAGAATCCTCCTTGGTTAAATGATAACCCATGAGCCCGTGTTATGGGCCCATGGGGTTGAGTGTCTGTCAGATGGATGTGTCAGTCTTCGTTCTCGTCCGCCGAGTCGATCTCGGGAACGTCAACGCCCTCGGTCAGATCGGCCACTTCGGCGTCCTGCTTCGAAGCGTTCTTCACAACCTTGCGGATCACCACAGCCAGCGCGATGCCGGTGACTGCGGGAGCAGCAATGCGTGCGAACTTCTTCGCGGCAGGAACAGCCTGCGTCCAGTCGATCGTGATGAAGGGAGCGTCTTCGCTCTCGTTCTCAACAACGGTGGTGGAGGTGTTCTCAGACATGAGTATTCCTTTCGGATAGATGGGTTCTCATTATAGGGCATGTTGAGGTTGCGATTTGAGAAACCCAGAGCCCGTGTTAGGGACTCTGAGCTCTCAGGTTCAGGACTGCTTCATGGATCGAATAGTCTCGACCGTCTCCTCGACCTGTTCTCTGATCGACTTGCCCGTGGCAGAGCCGACTGCGGCTGAAATCGCGTGAACTCCAACGTGGCGCATCACCGTAACAGCGGTGCCAGCGGGAGGACACAACGACATCAGAATCGCGTCGGCTGCAGCACTAGCAGTGACGTCAGCAACAAATCCAGCAACGGATGAGATTCTACTTGTCATGGTGGTTCCTTTCTCTCGTTATAGTCCGTGTTCGTCACGCGAACCGGAACCAAGCCTCAGTTGGCTCAAGAAGGAAGTCCGTGACAACGCAGGGCTTACCGTCATCCGTGATCGTGGATCCGAAACGAATATCGATCGCATTCGGCTCGTTCCAGCCCAGCTGCTGACCGAGTTCCGTCGGCTCAAGACCGACAGCTGCGTAGAAGTCGTTCAGAGACACCAGATCGCCCTTGAGCAGCTGGTAGTTCAGGTTGTTCTGGATCTGCCGAACCGTCTCGACCGTGGAGTGGAAATAGCGACCACTGTGCCCGTCGTAGAACAGGACATCCCCAGAGCCCACGACCGTCGTAGTAGCCGGAGTCTTCACTCGCTCAGCAGCTTGAGTAGCAAGCTCACGTTCCCGCTCGTCGCCAATCTCCTGTCGTGCCGTGGCGCGGTAGCGGTCGTACGATTCCTTCGTGAACGCGTAGGCTGCGGCTGCTGCGGCTTGACGACGATTCCCGATCGCAAAGGCACCCACGATGGACGCCGCTGTTGCCGCACCGGCGAGGGCTGCGGGGACGTAGAGCTTGTAGGCGACATTGTACTTGGTCTTCCAATCCTTCTCATTGAACGTGCGCTGCCGACGCTTGATGGCCTGGACCTCTCTATCCGCCTTGACGGCCAGGTATACGGTTCCGCCAAGACCTGCCACGGCGGAACCTGTCAGGATAGCCGGGAGGTTCCGGACAATCCACTTGGATGCGGTTGTCATCAGTGTAGAACCCATGTGTGCTCCTATCTCGTCATGGGAAACCCAGAACCCTTGTTACGGGGTTCGTGGGGTTGAGTTATGAGTATGTTCAGGCGGTCACGTGATCCTGAGCAAGCCGCTCGTAAGCAAGCCGCTCGAGCGCGTTCGCGTACACAGGATCGGCTGTCTTCTCGAGGTTGTCGAGGTACAGCCAAACTGCGAGCGAGTCGTGCAGAGCGATCTCCTTGAGCTTGGTGCCGTAGGACATGGTGTATTCCTTCCAATAGTCGGGGTCTCATTATGGGGCATGTTGAGTTTGCGAGTCCTGACGGCCCACCCGGGAATTTTTAGAATCCAAGTCCCAGAACCCATGTTCTTGCGAGTTGCTTGAATATGAGTTCTGGGACGTTGAACGGTCAGATGCGGACCTTCGTGATCAATCCGAGTGCCTTGCTGGTAACCGGCAGGATGCTCTCAGCTTTCACGACGAGAAGGACCGACACGAGAGACGTCGCACATGTGACGATCGTGTCCGGGGACGGCAGCTTGACTGCTCGCTGCTTATCGAGTTCGCTCTCGTGCTTCTCAGCACGTCGAGTTTCGTCTCGATGCTTCGCGCAGATGGCTTCCAGTTCACGGATGTTGGCGAGCGCATTCGCGTACGCCTCCGCGTCGGGGTCCATTCCGTCGATGAATGCGTAAGCGTCCTTCAGGGCGTTCTCAGCATTGTGTTCGGGAGTGTTCATTTTGGGTTGTCCTCTCAGATGGGGTTCTCATTATAGGACATGTTGGGGACGCGATCAGGCGACCTCGTTCACCGCCAGGGTAACGGTCTTGTTCTCGGTAAGGTCCTTCGCCGGCTTCTCGAGAGCGGCGTAGACTTCCTGCTTGCCGTGGTCGACGTGCAGCACGCCGTCGGTGGACGGGGTGTAGTTCTTGGCGGAGATGCCGAGCAGCGTGCCGAGGAAGGTGTCGACGGCGGCGATGGTCCCGACGACCGCATCCACGTGCCCCCAGCCGAGCGAGGCGGCGAGAGCGACGTAGAGGGCCGACAGTGCGGGAAGCAGGGTGAGAGCAACCCACTTGGCCTTATCGTAGGTGGAGTTAGACATTTTTGTCCTCCGGTCTGTAGTGTTTGCGAGTCTCCGGAAAATGTATCGGAAGTTCCTGAACTTCCTTCATGACCTTCTCGGCCATGCCGTTACCTCCGAAAGACGAATACGGGGAATACAAATACTTCTGCAGATCCTCGTACTCGTCGATGGTGATATATCCTCGAGACAGATACGCCGTCCCGAGAGCCATTATTTGATTGTGCGCAATACCCAGAAGGAGCTGCGTTCGAGCGTCCTTCCTCTCCGCCCGGCGGTCCAAGAATGCCCATAGGCCACTAGACGCTAGCACGCTCGTCGCGATAGTTACTATCGTAGTGAGCTCTGGGCGCACGCGTCAGCCTCCGATAGCCAGAACCGGCCGGATTCCGAGAGAACTCGTCATGATCTCATCACGAGCGATATTTCCCTTCCAGGCGCTGAAGTAGTTGGCCCACGTCTGGTCACGGAGCCAGAAATCCTCGTTCGGGTTCTGGTGGTTGAACAGCTGGAAATACCGAAGCTGGCGGCACTCAGCCCGATATGCGCCTTCGGAACCGTTCTGGAACGACTGCTTAACGTGGGCGCCGAACAGCATCTGCTCAGTGGGGATTGTGACCTTGATCTTGAACACCTCGCCGCTCTGGGCGTACAGGCGGTATCCCTCCTCGCGAACTGTTCCGCCGTACTTGATATCCGTATCCCAACGGTTCTCGAACCACGAGTTGTGCGCGAGAATATGTGACTCTCCGAAGAGACCGTAGGCCTTCGTGGCGTTCGTCTTCGGGTTGTCATTCAGGGCCGCGAAGAGCTCGCTGTTGCGGAATCCGCCGCAGTACTCACCTCGGTGCATTACCGCCGAAGACGTGTTCCTGTCGGGCATAACCGCGATGTGACGACCGATCGACTGGTCGCACGCACCCCAATAGTCGAAATCGACAATGTACCACTTCGTGTCACCTGTAGACCAGTAGTCGCCGATCCACAAGTTCGTGAACTGACCCGAGGAAATAGCGACTTGCTGCTGGGGCGTGAACGACGAACCGAGGTTGTACCCCCTGGCGAGGACCCGGTGCATCATCGGCACGTTGTCGAACATCGCGAACCTGAATGAGTCCGCGTTGATCTTCTTCGTGCTGGTGGTGCCGTTCTGGATGACGAAGTAATCGGTATTCTGACCGATGTATGTGGCCTCGGGATAGTCCGAGATCTTCATGGATATACTCCTCTGCTCAAACCATCATGTAGAGGCGCTGGGCATTGATGGGGTTGCCCGCATGGTCCTGGATCTCTGCGCCATTTTGAGCGTCCAGAAGGACGTCCTTGATCGCTACACCCTGCGTGAACGACGAGATCTGTTTCTCAACACTGTCGAGACGCTGAGCGAGTTTGGTCGCGGCGTTACCGTCGAGGTTGGTCTTCAAAGTATTGCGCCAGGACTCGTAGTCCGACTTCTGCTCGGCCATCCAGTTCTGAAAATTCAGAGATTGCGCCTTCTGCTGCTCAGAGGACCACTGCTCGTATTGGGCATCCCACTTAGCATAGAGAGTTGAGGCGTCAAGACTCTCGACGACGCCGGTCACCCAAGGTGTAGCGGATGAACCTCGGGCATTCCAAATCTGGTTGTGTGTGACCTGTTGCATGCCGGGACTCGTGCGAATCCTCGCCAGAGGGTACCACTTGTCGAGGTCCGTGTTTCGCACGTTCGGGACCTGCGGATTGCTGCTGGACACGCCTTTGTAGACGACGAACGACGCAGCCCTGACCGACGGATCCCTGTTGATGCGCAGGCAGACCAGGTCCCAACGAGGGTGTGTGACGTCCGGCTGCTCGAGCGGAAGGTCGTACGGCGCGTCGTTGTTCACCCAGGTCTTGTTGAGGAACGCTCGGCCCGTGCCTATGCGAACGGCCCACTTTCCGCTGATTGCCGTGACCTCCAGGGCCTGGCCGTACGATTGGTAGATTCCGTAATGGATGAGGCCGTCGAAGAGCTCACCCATCTGTTCTGCTGAATACTTGCGGTCTCCGTCCTTTGAGGAGTAGAAACCACTGGTAAGCGTCATTTGATGTTCAACCCCGGCTTACTCTTCTGTAGATCTGACAAAGACGAGAACGTGGGGTAGAAAGTGTCCCCGTTGACGTCTGATGAACGAACGTACTCGGTCACCCGGGCGACGTCCTTCTGGCCATACTCGTTCTCGATCTGCACGAAGTCGCCCAGGAAGAAATCCTCGCGATACTTATAGATCGAGTTGACTGCGGCAACACCTTCGTACATCTGAATGGGCATGTGCTTCCACAGTTCCGTGTTGCACTTGTCCTTCAGCTGCCGTCTGGCGGCTTCGGGGTCCACGCCCGTGTTTCCGGTTCTCGCGGAGTTCGCACTCGTGGCCAGGTATCCGTTATGTGTCATAACTCCGGGATTCTCGAGATACCCCTCTCGCAGACCAAGACCATTGGTGCCGACAACCACGGACTCGTTCTGAATGTTGACGTCCGTCTGCCACATGTATTCCTGCTCCATGCCGGAGGTGACATGCACCTGCTGGAGTCCGGAGAAGATCTTCGTTCGAGTTCCGACCTTGGACTTCAGATACGTACCTTTGGATAGGTTCTCGAACGAGGGCGAGAATGTCACCGGAGGGTTCTTGCTCTGCGAGTCCGTTCGGTTGATTCCGAGATATGCATACCCGTACCAGTACCACGGGTTGTTGTCGGCGAACTCAATCGCCCATCCGCTCATGTTGAGGTCCGTGATATCCTGCATCAAGGAGTACCACGAGCCCTGCATGATGTATTGATCCCAAGTGGCCTCGCCGTAGACCCCCGCATTCTCAACGTGAGATCCCGAGGACGTCCTGATTGCCTCGTTGGACCCGAGTCGCATCGAACCTATGTCCATGGCGTTTCCGTCGCGACCGTGCAGAATATCGGCGGGTAGATCCCAGGGATGGTACCAACGGAAGCCCTGCACATGTCTAGGGTGACTCGCATCGTCGACCTTGAACAGGAGGTTCGTCATGTCCTTGACGACGTCTCGGATGATGCCGTTGGTGGACTCGTGCTTGGCGCATATGGTGTAGTCGTTCACAGGATACGGGTGAAGCACTCTTCTGTCGAGGACGGACTCGATCGAGCGGCCAGTGATCGTGAGTGTGCTGGACTCGCCGTAGTGCGTCTCCATCTCGACCTGCTCAATGATCATCAACTTGTTCGTGTCCTTGGTGAACAAGTAATAATCCAGCTGGTACTCCTGGAGGTTGGCGTACGTCCCGGGCACGACCAGCTTGAAATCCCCGTATCCGTGGAAGCGCTCCGTCCACACGACCGAAATATAGTCATCGACGAGGTGCGTGAGATTGCAGGACTCGTCGAGTACAGCCAGGTACATTCACACCCCCTGATAAGTGATGTCCGTGGTGAATCGAATATCCACAGCCGTCTTGTCGGCCATGGCGTAGTGGAATTCATTTCGTCCCGGGTGCATGAGTAGCCAGTCGGAGTTGAAGTCCAGGAAGTACATTCCCTTGTATCGTTTTCCGTTCGGTTTCTCCAGGTAGATTCCTTTTTGACCGATTCGAGTGTCCACTTCGATGGTGTCTCCGACAGACGGCTGGTACGCCGTGGCGGATGGAGTCCACTTGCCTGTGAGCTTCATCGTCTGCTGCCAGACCGTCTCGGTCAGGGTGATTGGAAGCGGATTAACCTTGAGTATCTTGATACGCAGAAGGAAACCGGCCTCGACATCACCCTCATAGTTCACCACAGCCGTCTTGTCGGACAGGGTGCGAGAGAACTCCAGTGTGGGGGAATCGGGGAGAGGGTCCTCCCAGGAGAACTCGAATGATGGTTCCTCAACGTCGAAGTTGATAAGATCTGAAGCATCCTCGCGGTTGTCATACCAGTATCCGTAAGGACAGAGAAATGAGATTTTGTGAGATTCGAGGTTGGACCAGATGTCGGGCTCTGAGGACTCGACATATCCGTCAGTATACACCTGACGGTGGTCAGCATACACGGTGATTCGTACTGGCCGCTTGATCTGGCAGAACCGATAGATCTTCTGCCTGGACTGCTCCACGTCCTGCGTGGTGGTCTCCATCGGAACCAGGGTGAGAGAGATAGTGCGCTTCTGCACCCTGGAACCGTTGAAGAGAGCTGAGTCGGTGAGGGCAAGGTCGGTAGTGTTGATATCGGCCTTGCCGGGACCGAGACCGTCGACGTTCTTGACGGCGATCCCGGTCTTCCACGGCTCGAAGAGATCAAGCGCCAACGTCTCGCCACCGGGATTGGTGAGGACGATGGTGCGGATCATAGCTGATACATAGCCTCCCTTACCTGACTCAGCTGGTTGTGCGTCTGTCGATAGATCTCGGCTGTCGACAGCTCTCGAGGGGACGTGTTATACTGGTTGAATACAACCGATTGCGCGTCTCCGAACGGCCTATCGCCTGTGGCCTGAGGCTGCGGCTGGACCGTGACGGCAGGCTGTGCGGCCGCCTGCGAAGCCATTTGCGCCGTTACCGGTGCCACGAGACTGTCCTGATTCAGGAGCTGCTGCATCTGGTCGACACCCTCGGTGATGTTATCCAGGTTCATCACCGGTTTGATCTCGGGGCTCAGGGTCGACTCGTCGAGGTAACTCGAGTAATCGAGACTATCCATAGCAGCTTTCATCGACCCGGTCAAGGTGTCGCTCAGATCGGAGATAGCGCCGATCGCCTCACCGGAGTCCCTGAGACCGTTGGCCAGACCCTGAATATTGTACTGACCGATCTCATAGAAGACCCTGGAAGGTGAGTGGATTCCGAAGAAATCCTTTGCCTTGGCGATGGCCCGGTTAGCCAAATCCCTGATCTGGTTGACGACTCCCGAAATTCCGTTTCGAATGGCGTTCTTGATACCATCAACCAGGTGACTGCCCAGTTCTCCGGCCTTCGACTTGATGCGGCTCTTGATCCGCTCGATGCCCTCCATGATGAAGCCTTTAATGGCGTCCACCAGGTTCCCACACGCGTCGTACAAACGATCTTTGTTATTGCGAATGGAATCCGCAAGACCGTTGATGAACTTGATCGCGGTGTCGAACGCGGCGTTAACCACCCTTGGTGAGTTGTCGCCGATGGCCGTGATGAAGGTTACGATGGCGGTCGTGGCCGCGTCAGCGATTGTCGGAATCCAGTCGTTCAAGCCTTGCAAGAAGGACAGAATCAGGTTGGCTCCAGAGGCCACCAATGTCGGCATGTTCGCCGTACAGGTATCGATGAACCCGATGATCATATCGAACGCGGCCTGCGTCACACCAGGCGTCAACTCAACGAACTTGTTTAGGATGGCCATGGTGATTGTACCGAAGGCTTCGACAATGGTCGGAGTCGAGTTGATCGCTGCCTGAGCGATGGCCGTCATCAGCAATGTGATCGTATCAACGACCGTCTGCTGATTGTCGACCAAGACCTGGCAGAAGTTGATCAACGCCTGCGCAGCGTTTGTGCCGAGCGAGGGCAGCATGTCGATCAGGCCCTGGCACAGTTGCAGGAAGAGTTCGACACTCTGGCCGCCGAGAGACAATAGCCCCGTGAGCGCCTCGATGAACGCTGCTAGACCGATAGCCGCTAGACCGACACCTGCACCGATGAGCCCAATAGCCACGCCTAGAGCCAGGAGTCCGATAGCTGCACCGGTTGCCGCGTACCCCGCGACGACCACGACGGCCAAAGCCAGGCCAAGACCCGTAAGCCCTTCCAGCATCTCACCCCATGACATGTCAGCCAGTGCTTGGAGTGCTGGGACCAGGATTGGATGGCCAGGGCCGTCAGGATGATACCAGCAGCTCCAAGAATCCCGCCGTCCGCAA